AGGATCTGTAGTTGCTTGTATTACTAATATTAGTGCGGCTATATGTTTTATAGCATCAAAACTTAAAGTTAGTATGCCATCAAGGAGTACTGGTTTCTTTTCTAAATTCTTTTCATTTAATCAGAGTGGTTGGATGTCTGATTGTGCAGCATTACTGGGTAAGGCTGTTACTATGATAACATCTTTCTTTAACTTTAAACTAGGACCGGATTATTATGATTATGTCGCTTCAGTTAATAGGGATTGTGGTCAGGAATATAGTATTCTTAATTCCTTTATTTGTTTTATTAAATACTTTATTTTCGGGAAAGGTATTGTAGCTTCTTGGAAAAATGAGAGGTTGAGTAAAATGACCAAGATGATTAAGGAATTTAAATATGCTGACTCTTGTGGGAATTTTGAAATGAATGTTATTAGATCTCATGGTACGGAAGTAATTAATGAATTTGCAACAAAAGCTAGATCTTACCTTGATGATAATTCAAATTTAAGAATAAATGCTGTTTATTTACGTGATTTGGAGTATATTATAAGGAAAAGTGATACAATACATGCTAAAACAATATCGTCCAAAACTCAACCTGAACCTATTGGAATATTTTTATATGGTAAACCTGGTGTTGGTAAATCTTATATTGCTAGCACTATTTTATCTAAATTTGTACTATTTAAATGTGGTATTCTTAAAGAGACTGAAAGTGTGGATGATTCAGTTTATACGATGCCGATAGGTGAACAGAAATTTATGGATGGTTATACTTGTCAACCTTGGGTTAATGTTGATGAATTTTTACAGGATACAGAGGGTAGTGATGCACTTAAGGTGATTAATTTAATTTGTACATCTTGTAATCCAGTTAATATGGCTCATTTAGATGAGAAGATGACCTTATTTAAATCTTCATTTGTTTGTTGTTGTACTAATTCGCCTGATCTTCATGCTGTTAAGGGTATATCTGATAAGGGAGCTCTTGCTAGACGATTTCCTTTTGCTTATGAACTATTGGTGAATAGTAAGTATCGAACAGATGGGAAGTTGGATGTGGCTTTACTCTTGGATGCTTTGAAGGACACTGAAACATTGGATGATAAGATGAAAGTTTTGGATACTATTTTTACTTTTCAAGTTTGTGATGTTTCTTCTATGAGAACAAGTAGTAAATGTACTTGTGTATTTTCTACAGTAGTTGAAAAAATAGTTAAAGAGTATAATGATAGGAAAGGAAATTTCTTGAAGTCGAAGGAAGTTCTTTCTGTAACTCAGGGAAAGAATGATTATTATAATCATATTCCTTCTCAATGTGCATCTAGTGGTTATTTAATGTATCTTGACGTTACCCATTCAATTTTGAAATTAAAAGAATTTTTAGATCCTAAAGTGTGGGAAATTTATACATCTGATAGTTTTAGTTTTCTTGATTTGCCTCAAGATATGCCTCGTTATGTTTCTCATTTAATTTGTAGGCCTACAAATCCTGAAATGAATCCTTTTAGGTTTGATTTGGAGTTGGAAGATATTGTAGATGTAGACTTGGAATACTATCATGATTGTGTATGTAATGCTATTATTCCAGAGTTGACAATGAATGAGATTGTCGATATGTATAATGGTAAGTATCCTAAAGATATGCCTGAAAAATATCAAGAGATATTTAAGGGAAGAGATTGGAAAGGTATTGTTGAACCTTCTTTTATAGAAAAGTGGTTTGGCATTAATAAGAAAATTTTAATAGCTGTAGTTACGATTGTAGG